GGGATGCACTTGCCTGCAATGTAGCCTGCGTCTTCGAGCACCTTGCCGCCTGACATGATGTACTTGTGCACGCGCTTGGTCTTGATCCTGCGCTGGCGCACCTCGACTGTGCCGATGGCTGCCAGTGTTTCTTCCAACATTTCGTCTTTGGCAAAGTCGGCTTGGGTGTAGCGTTCTTCCTCGCCTGTGATGGTCTGGAAAATGCGGATGGTCTCGGTCTTTTCCTCGACCTTGTAGTACTCGGCCACATAGACCACATCGGGTGTGCACCAGTCGAACTCGTACTGGTGGATGATCTTTGGCCAGTCGGTTGGGTCATCGCCCCATGTGTCTTTGTATGCCTGGCGCGTCATTGATGTGACGACAAAGCAGAACTTGGCATCGGACTTGTCTTGGCGCTTTGCACCAAGATCAAAGAACACCGAGCTGTCAGCATCAAAGATCGGCTCGATGCGAATGCGCTGGCGGTCGTCCTCTGGGTCTTCCTCGTTTTCGTAGACTGTGCGCAAGCGCCAGGCACCGATGCCGCCACCGACCGCTTCCTCGAAGGCGTTGTCGTAGGCTTCATCGGCCACCGATGCTTGCTCGTCTGCTCGGTAGAGGCCATCGCAGACCTCGGCCAGCTTGTCGTTCTCAGCGCCATCTTTGGAGACGAAGTCCACTGTGATGCGATTGTTTCGGTATTCGTTGACCACTCGGATCACGGCCAGCATGATCTTGTTGACCTCGAACTTGGGTTTGTTCTCGTACTGGTCCCAGAGTGGGCCTTCCCACTGGCTGCCTGCTAGGGAGTAGAAGCGTCTGTCTTGCAGGCATTGCAAGCGCTCGTCGCGCAGTGCGCTTTGCACATCATCGAATTGCGCGAGGGCTTCGTCGTGCAGGTTCGCAAGGCGTTGATCGTTTGAGAGTCGGGCCATGTTATATCCTCATTTTGTGTGATTTTCTCACCATTTCTTTACATTTGGCAATGGAGTGAATGTTGCAGGCTTCGTGATGGCCGATCGTCTCACACCTTCGCAGGCATAACGCAGGGCATCGATCACGTGGTTTTTCTTGTCTTCGAGCACCGGCAAGATTTTGCCAGTCAGTGGGTCTTGCTTGTAACTGTACAGCGTCAGCTCGTCGATTGTGTGGATGCACCGAGGGTGCACCACGATGTCGTAGTTCTTCAAGAACTCGATGCCTTCCTCGACCGACTTCGGACCTTTGACCGCTGTCATGATCTTTGGAAAGCCATTCTTTTTCATGTGGCTGATCGTCTCTGGCCTTGCTGAGTCGGCCACGATTGGCCACTTCTCGGCCTCTGGCACCTGCATGAACAGCTCTGGGGTGTTGACGATCTCGCAGCCGACCATGTAGGCCTCGTAGTCGATGTAGAGCGTGCGGCCAATGATGTGGCAGCGCACCAGCGTGGTCGGGTCGACTGCAAAGCCCCAGTCTGCACCGAGCCGGTGGATTGCGTCTGGCGGTGCCTCGAAGTCCTCGACGCGCCAGTTCTTGAACACCCTGGTGTTGCTGTTTGTGAGGTAGCTTCCCATCCAGACATGCTGGTATTTGTCTGGGTCGCGCCTCTTGTCGTACTCCATTTCATCGCGCAGGACTTGTGGAAACCAAGGGTTGTCGGTGAAATTGACCTTCAGGACTTGCGCGTCTTTTGGTGGTGTCGGACCGCGCAGCAGGAAGTCGACAGGGTCGTTCTGCTGGCGCGGATTCCATGTAAACCACAGCTCTGAGTCTGGCTTTCGGATGGTTGGCCGCAGCAGGTCGAGGCTGGTCTGGCTCAGGCTTTGAGCCTCCTCCACCCAAGCGCAGTCATAACCTTCGAGCGACTTGATCGAGTCGGCTGTGTGGTTTTGCATGCCTTGGAAGATGATCATTCCATCGCCCTTCTTGGACTTGATCACGGCTTCTTGCACCTCGAAGTATGCGCCAGCGTTCATTTGCTCGATCTTTGTTTCGAGTAGGCGCTTGACCGACTGGTTGAGCGACTTCTGGATTTCACGAACGCAGACGCTTCTGCGCTTCTGGTCCATGATGTGGGCCTCGATCATCAGCTCGGCAAACATGTGGGACTTGCCAGAGCCTCGGCCACCCCAAGCGCCTTTGTATCGGCTTGGCTCCAGCAGTGGAACTGCCCACTCGGGGGTTGGAAGTTGTAGGACTTTACCCATTCTTGACGATCACTCGCTCGATCTTGGCAAACTCCAGAGGCGCACCGTCTGCGCCAGTCAGCTCATGCTTCTGGGTTTCGGCCCAGCGCATTTGCGTCTTGCTCCACCAGATGGCTGCGGTCGTGTCGCCTGCCATGACCTTCTGGAATAGGGTTTTCCCTACCTGTCCATTTGCCTTTGCTTTTCCTGACAGCAGCTCGGTTGCGAAGTGCTTGCGCAAGGTGTCTGTGTCGATGCCATCGCGCACCAGCACTGCGATCTGCTCGATCGGCAGGCCGTAACCTGATAGCGCTTCGACCTGTTTGCGCTCGGCATCGGTCGGCTCAAATGCTGGCCTTCCAGCGCCTGGTCGAGCACCGCCATTAGGTCCTCGCTTTTTTAAGACCGATTTTTCAGTTTTCGTTGCCATTTTTTACCTCCGCGAAAGGTTTTCCGGTTTCTGCGTGTGTTGCGATTTTGCCAGTGAAGTCCTGCCAGCGCTTGACGATCACATCGACAAACTTCGGGTCCAGCTCCATCAGGCGTGCTTTTCGGTTTGCTTTTTGGCAGGCAATCAGCGTGCTTCCGCTGCCACCGAACAGGTCGAGGACGATCCAGCCATCCATGCTTGACCATTCCACCATGCGTTGCACTAGGCTGACTGGCTTCATGGTTGGGTGCAGGTCGCTCTTGGTTGGCCGATCGTGGCGCACGATGGTGGTTGGCATTTGCTCTTTGATTTGCTTAAGCATGGCCACCAGCTCGTCTTTTTTCATTTTGTCGATGTCCAGATCGTCATCGATCACCGTGGTCAGTGTGAAGTCACCGCAGAAGTGGTGGCCTTTGCCTTCTTTCCATCCGTAGAGGATGGGTTCGTGTTTCCAGTTGAAATCTTGGCGCGAGAGCGTTCCGCTTTGCTTCACCCAGATCAGGACTTCTGAGAGCTTGAGGCCTGCTTCGACCATGCAGTCTGAGAAGGCTGCGCGTTCGGATTCACCGTGGGCCACGTAAATCACCGCGCCTTCGCGCATGTTCTCAAAGTACCTCGCATAGACCGCTTGCAAAAACTTTCTGAATTCTGACTTGCTCATGTCGTCATTCATGATCTTGCCTGCTTTGCCATCGACCGCCACGTTGTATGGTGGATCGGTCCAGACGAGGTCGGCTTTGTCGCCATCCATGAGCTTGGCCAGATCATCGGCCTGCGTGCTGTCACCGCACATGAGTCGGTGTTCACCTAGCAGCCAGATATCACCGCGCTGGCTTTTTGGTTGTTCTGGGATGCTTGGGACTTCGTCTTCGTCAGTGTGTCCATCGGTCGGCTCTGGCGCCATAAGTGAGGCGAGCTCATCTTTGCTGAATCCTGTGAGCTCCAGATCAAAGCCAAGACCTTGCAGGTCTGCCAGTTCAAGTCCGAGCATTTGGTCGTTCCATCCAGCGTTCAGCGCCAGCTTGTTGTCAGCGATGACGTAGGCTTTCTTCTGGGCTTCGGTCAGGTGATCGAGTCGGATGCATGGGACTGTGTCCAGCTTCATGCTCTTTGCCGCCATGACTCGACCGTGGCCAGCGATGATTCCGCCATCGCCATCGATCAGCACTGGGTTGGTGAATCCGAATTCTTTGATTGATGCAGCGATCTGGGCCACTTGCGCATCCGAGTGCGTCCGGCTGTTGCGAGCGTATGGGATGAGTTTGTCGATCGACACGTGTTCGATCTTTGTTTTTGAATCGTGGGTTTTTGTGGTCATGCTGCATTGTCCTTCATGTTTTCAATTCGCGCCAGCTTCATGGCATCTTTTAAATCCATCCTGAGTTGTTCGTTCGCGGCCTGCTCATCTTGAAGTCTGATGTAGACCTCGGTTGCAAACTTGGCCAGTGTGTCATATTGCCAGCTCATAAAGTTTGGGGTTTCACGTTTGTTGTTCATGTTAGTACTTGCTCACCTTTCTGTGGATAACTTCACCTTCAAAATCTGCCGCATCGATGCCCCCCTGTCCCCCTCACCCTAAAGGGTGTGAGGGGAGGGGAGGGGGCTTTTCGAGCGTTTTGCCCCCTAACCCTGATTTGCCCCCTAGGGGGATTCAGGGGGCTAGGGGGATTCATTCTTGGCCACCTTTTCGCATCATCATGGCACTCGATTGCACATCGTCGATCACCAACCAGCCGTGTTCAAGTGGGCTGATGATCTCTGACAGGATGAGTGCACCGATTAGTTTTTCTGGGTAGGCCGCGCTCAGATCGTTCTCGATCGTGCGTGGTTTTCGTCCATCAGCTGCCAGCTTGTCTTTGAGTGCTGACCTGCTGATATAGGGTAAACCCTCTCGTATTTCAGCGCCTGTGCCCCACCATGCGTTCTCGAATGTTTTGCGGTGCGCGTCCAGTTTCGATTCTTTTTTCGGGGCTGTTGGGGCTTCAGCTTGCACAATCACAGCGCTGGTCACCTGCTGGTCGTCTTCATCGCGCCAGCCTGGGATGGCCACTTGTTGCAGCTCAACGTGGATGGTCTCGGCCAGTTCTGCGTCTTTGGACTTGCGCTGAACGATCTGCATGGGCACGTTGTCCTTGCCTGGCACGATGCTGATCTCGATGTCCAGAGCACCTCGCCATGCGCTTGAGCCTCGCGCCCTGTGCT